ATAATAATTATGAATATAGTACTTGATGTGCTGCGTTATCTCAACGAGCATGACATCACTCTTGTTAAAGCTGCCGAAGCCACTGGTGTGGCGCAGCAGAATATAAAGAAAAGTATAGGAAACAATCCTAAGACAAGCACCCTGCTTGCCTTGGCAAAAGGCTTGGGCGTTGACCCTCGCGAATTCTTCTATGATTTGGACGAAAAAAAGGAGGAAGAAAATAATGACGTGCAAGAAAATGTTGAAGAGACCGTCCTCTTAGAAGCCCCCGACGTTACCGAAGATGAAACGGAGAAGCAAAACGACGTTGAAGACTCTAAAAAATCAGATTACGCTGAGGAAGCAAGCAGTACAGAAAAAGAACAGTCAGCAGATATTGAGGAAAAAGACAAAGCGGCGACCGACAATATCATTAACACCACCACCTTCTGCCCTCATTGTGGCGCAAAAGTTCGTGTCGGTGTGGTGCTCCTACCCGAAGAATAAAAATCCCACGGCAAGCCGTGTGCCTACCGTGGAAAATGTTAAAGCCTTCTCGCGCTTAGCGGCCTTTAAGGCTCCATCTCACCTCCAGGCTTCTGACCGCCGCCACCTTCAGTGGTGGAGCCGCCGGGCTTCACGCCACCCGTGAGGTCGTTGCCAGCGAGCATGACCTTGAGGTCGTCGGTGACGAGGGAGCGCATGAAGCTGTAGGGGTTGCCGATCTTGTGCTGCGCCTTGTACGCCTTCATCACGGCGAGGTAAGCCTCCGAAAACTACGAAAGTATTAACGTATTAAAATATAAAATTATGAAGAAAATCTTTAGAATGACAATGCTGTTGGCGATGATGGCGGCGTGTGTAAGCATGGGCAGTTGCAGCAGCGACGATGAGGAACCGGAATATGTGCCGGTAGAGTCGGCTTTTTCGACACTCCTAAAGAAAAAGCCCGTACATCAGTTGTCTTATCAGAGCAACTACGGCAAAGGCTTTTTCTCTCTTTGGAGCAACCCCTTGTCGGACAAGACTTATTACAAATCCGACTACTACGTTGTCAGCTTTTCGGTAAATAACGCTCCTTCAAACGGCATGTATAACGGCCGTTACGAGGTGTCACAGGTAGACGGAAGCGTGTGGGGATGGGAAAAGCAATGGGATCCCGAATACAAAAAGCACGAACTAAGTACATGGGAAAACAAACAGCCTGTTAAAGGCGCATGGGTGGAAATAAAAACTCTTGACAAAAGCGACGAATACGGCAAGAAGATGTTCAAGATAACGCTACATGTGGATGAAATGACGGAAAAAACGGCGATTATGCCCGTAATATCAACATCT